TTTATTCTCCAGCTTTTAAGGCTGCGAGGATCTCCGAAGTGGCAGCGTCCGAGGACGCAGAAACCGAAGAAAACCCCAATCCAGAACCCAACTCAGAAGAGGAAAACATGGAAAACCCAATCGAAGAGGCTCCAGCGGTCGAAGCTGCAGCACCAGAAACCATCCCAACACCTACCGTATTTGCATCCGCTAAGAAATTCTCGATGCCCGGTATCGGCGAATACATCCAAGCAATGCGTGAGGGCGGTCACCGTTGGCACCAAATGAACGACAACATCCGAGCAGCAACCGGAGACGTCGTCGTATCGGATGCTTCCGTTCCGGTTCCAGTCGTCGGCTCAATCTACGACGATATCGACGCTCGTCGACCAGTCGTTAGCGCTCTCGGCGTTCGTGCTCTCCCCTCAGAGGGCTCAACATTCAATCGTCCGTACTTGAGCAGCCACGCAGTCGCCGACGCACAGTCAGCAGAGCTCGCAGCTCTCAATAGCGCCGACGTAGTCGTGTCACAGAAGCAGTTCACAAAGGTGACGATCGGCTCGAGCAACGTGCTCTCCGAGCAGGTCATCGACTGGAGCGCTCCAAGCATGCTCGAGGCAGTCGTGCAGGATCAAGCGTCCGCATACGCTCTTGATACCGAGAACTATGCGATCGCTCAGCTCGCTGGAGCAATGACGAACAGCCAAGAGGTGATCGTTACCGATTTTACGGATGCTTCCGAAATCATCTCCGATATTTACACCGCTGCAGCGTCGATCGCACAAACCGGGAACTACCTCCCGAACGCTCTCGTTGTGTCACCAGCGAAGTGGGCTGCGCTCGGATCACTCGTCGACGCTTCCGGTCGACCAGTATTCCCGCAGGTCGCTCCTATCAACGGAATCGGCGTGTTGCCCGGCGGAGCTACTGAGTACACCGGTAACCCGCTCGGCTTGCAGCTCGTCGTATCGAACCAAGTCGCTACGCAGGCAGTCGGCAACAAAACCGCTACCGAGTACCTCTGGCTCATGAACACTCGAGGAATCGAGTTCTACGAGCAGTACAAGGGCTTCTTGCAGGTTACGAACGCTTCGACGCTCGGCGTTACCGTTTCGGTTCGTGGCTATGTCGCTTGCGAAGTGATCGACGCAAACATGATCCGGTTCCTCGGCCCCGACGCAACATTCTGAGCCTCCCCTAAGTAACTAGACCTCTGATCGGCCGATGGCAAACATACAAACTCTCAGCAGCACTAGCGACGTAGTGACCCTCGGGGTCGACGACGCATCTCTGCTATCGGCTGGTCAGATGGTCGTAGTTACCGGGACGGACTACAACAAAATTAACGGAGTCCACCAGCTCACCAAAGTGGATCTCGTCGAGGACGAAATCCAATACGACGTTCACAACCTCGACGACATCGCAGAGGAAGCAGCAACCGGAGTCGTCTCCGCTAACGTTTCTTGGTGCGATATCGACGACGTAGAAGTGTGGCTCGGAATCGAAACCGCAACCGCTAACGATCTAGCGTTCCTGGAGTATTGCGTAGACGCTGCGAATTGCTATGCGTTCCGTTTACGGCACGAAGCGAATTACAAGGATTCTCCGCTTGCTTCGCCGACACCATCAGCGAAACTCGGAACGATCCAACTCGCAGCGATCTACTACCGGCAACGAGGCTCGGTCGACTCCTACCAGTCGTTCGAGCAGCTCTCCACCGGGTCGATTCCGTTCGGCTCAATGGGCACGATCCGTCAGCTCCTCGGCGTGAATAAACCGATGGCACGATGAGCGCCACCGGGATTCTCGCTGCAGCCTACGCAAACGTCGTGAGCCGGTTACAGAGCGCAGGAATGAACGTCGTCACAGACCCGAGGAACGCTCGACCTATGACCGCTTTCGTTGAGTTACCAACGGTGCAGGCGTTTAATTCCAACATCATCGACGCCACAATAATGGTACGGCTCCTCGCTCCACCTCCCGGAAACCAAGACGCCTCCGACTGGCTACTATCCCAAGCGGACATAGTGCATCAAAACGTCGAAGGAATCACAACCATTAACCCGTCTAGCGTTCTCATCGGAGAGCAACAGATACCCGCAATAGACCTAACCGTAAGAGTCGCCACTAAAAGGAGTTAACTCATGGCAACCACAAGCGTTCTCGCTAACCCATACGTCGAGCTCGACTCGACAGACGTAACAGACCAATGTAGCTCGGCAGTCGTAACCTCGACAATTGAGCAGCTCGAAGACACAGCGTTCGGTTCGAGCGCTCGAACCTACACCGCAGGGCTCCAAGCAAATGAAATCACTATCGAAATGATGATTTCATATGGTGCAAGCGAAATCGAGGGACTGTTGGACGGTCTCGTAGGCACCAAGTTCGATACCGTGATCGGCGCTTCAAGCGCTACACCAGCTGCAGATAATCCCGTCTACACGCTGACAAACGGCTACCTCAGCTCGTTTACACCGATTAACGCATCCCTCGGAACCCTCCAGACGGTTTCGATCACCATTTCCGGCGGAGCGCTCACTAGAGCAGTCGCCTAAATAAAAGAAAGGCTCCCACAATGGTCAAATTCACTATCCGAGTCGATATCGGTAACGGCGCTTATGAGGTCGCTACCGGTATCGGTTCGATAATCGCTTGGGAACGCAAATTTAAAACCAAAGCCTCGAAACTCGCAGAGGGAATCGGGATGGAGGATATTTGCTATCTCGCTTGGGAAGCATCCAAGAAAAACAAGATTACCGTTCCGGCGGTATTCGACGATTTCGTTAACCGGATCGAGGATCTCGAGATCGTGAGTAGCGAAGAGGTAAACCCTACCCAAGAGGAACCGTCCGACGGCTCCTCGGAGAGCTTCTCTTAGTAACCGGTTATTGGGGCGGAGACGATTTCGAGCTAGAGGATTTAATCACACTCACGGAAATAGCGGAAGAGCAAAAGAGGAAACGATGAGCGCAGAATTTACGGTACAGACCGACGGTATCGCTAATGTGATCGTCCGCTTAAACAAGCTCGATCCGGGTTTGCGTAGAGAAATCCAAAAGCAAATGAAAGACGTAGCATCTCCGCTTGTTACCTCGGCTCGTAGTTTGCTTCCGGCTGCGTCTCCTCTGGACAATTGGGGGAATTGGGGCTCGACCGGGAAACGTCTTATTGGTCGTTATGATCGGAGCGCTGCAGCTCGAGGAATCAAGGTCACCTACAAAGGTTCGAGCGACTCTAAAGTTATCCCGCTTCTCACGTTCACGCAGACGAACGCAGTCGGAGCGATTGTAGATATGGCAGGACGAGCCGGGGGAACCGGTCGACGTTCGGAGGGAGCTCGTCGAGGTCGTGAGATGATCGGCAAACTAAATCGGTCTTTCGGTCGGGAAGCGTCTCGTACTATGTATCCGGCGGTCGTTCAGAACCTTCCGACAGTATTTAGAGAACTCGAGCAAGCAATAGCAGAGGTCGAGGAACAATTCCGAAAGCAGGTGTACGACCTTGTCTAGTGGTATCAGAATTCCGCTCGTATCCGACTGGAACCCTAAAGGGATTAACCAAGCGAAACGAGATTTTAAAAAGTTAGAGACGACCTCGCAAAAGTTTGCGTTCGGGATGAAAAAAGCATTTCTCCCGGCTACCGCAGGTCTCGTAGCTCTCTCCGGTGCAGCGTCTAAATTCATCTCAGCCGGTGAAGCTGCAGCAACGTCGAACGCTCGTATTCGGCAGGTCGCCGATTCGATGGGGCTATTCGGTGCAGCATCCTCCGACGTAACAAAAAAACTAATTGAGCAAGCGGAAGCAACCGCACGCCTCACCGGAGTCGATCAAAACCAAATTAAGCAGGCTCAAGCGTCGCTCCTAACGTTCGGAGAGATTGCTAAATCTGCGGACGAGATGGGCGGAGCGTTTGACCGGGCTACGCAGCTCACTGTCGACCTTGCTGCAGCCGGTTTCGGCTCAGTCGAAACTAACGCTATCCAGCTCGGTAAAGCCTTAAACGACCCGATCAAGGGACTCTCGGCGCTGTCGAAGTCTGGTGTGACGTTTACCGAACAAGAAAAAGAGCTCATTACTACCCTCGTCGAATCTGGTAAGCAGTTCGAGGCTCAAGACATGATCCTAAAAGCGATCGAAAAGCAGGTAGGAGGAACCGGAGCAGCCACGGCAAACGCTACCGACAAACTAAAAGTGGGTTTCTCGCAGATGGCAGAGTCAATCGGTTTGGCGCTTTTACCGCTCGTCGAAACCGTTATCCCGGTCATGATCGGGCTATTCGAGTTTATGGGCGACCATACCGGAGTCGTGATCGGTCTCGGAATCGCTCTCGGCACACTCGCAGGCGCAGTAGTAGCCATCAACGTCGCCATGAAAACCTATTATGCGTTTCAAAAGATCGTTACCGCTGCTCAATGGCTATGGAACGCAGCACTTACCGCAAACCCGATCGGACTCATCATCGTCGGAATCGCAGCACTAATCGCAATCGTCGTCTTACTCCTCAAAAAATTTGGATTACTCACTCCAGCGATCGACGCAATAAAAGTCGCTTTCGATGTTGCGTGGTCTGGCATAAGATGGGTAATAAACAAAATCATCGACGGAATAAACTCGGTGATCGGTTTGTTGAACAAGATCCCTGGAGTCGAGATTCCGCAGCTCGGACACCTTGGAGACGAAGCCGAAGAGGTCGCTAAAAAGGTAGACGTTCTCGCTAACCAGTCACTGCGAGCGCTTGAGCAGAAAAGCAAACAAGCAGAACGAGCGCTAGAACCGTTGATCTATTCCATTAAAGGCGTTCGGCGTGAGGGAGACGAATGGGAAAGCACCCTCGGTCGAGTGAACGTCGAAACCGACAAACTCAACGAGGGCGTGCAGACTGCTACCCGTCGGCTCGATGATTTCTTCAATGAGCTCGACCAGAGGCAAGCAGCGGAAGAATTTATCGACGACCTCGGCGAGATCGCAGAGAAGCTCAACGGAATGACCGAGGGCTCTAAAGCGTGGCAAGAGGCACAAGATGAGGCGTACGAGGCGCTTCGCACGCTTAGACAGGAGCGTGAGGATCTCGACGATTCATTCTTCGAGGTTCTAAAACTTGAGATCGACACCGGAGACCTCGATCGAGCAATCGAACTCATGCAGCTCGTCGACGAATATCTTAAAAACGGTTTTGCTCCGGGCTTTCAAGGATTACAGATCCCGGTTACTTTCGGCGATCTTGGTATGTCTGGATCGTTTATGGGTAATAGCGGTCTTGGAGCGTCCGACGGTTTAATCGGCGGAACCGTTATCAACAACTATTATCCTCCGGGCGTTTCTGAGCAGGACGTAGCAGCAGCTATGGACGGTTTCGTACGATCAAGAGGTTCCATTCCGGCAACCGTGACAGGAAACACAACTCGCCGATGACTATTAGCACCTCTTGGACTGTCCTGATCGGCACAAAAGGATCCTTTACCGATTTCTCGAACCGTACAATGGGTCTTTCGGTTACTCAAACGTTGCAACGTGGAGCGCTCGGAACCGGTACCGCTTCTTTCATGCTTCGCAACAATGACGGCGAGCTCACTCCTCGAGGAGGAGGAACCTACGACGACGTAGACTGGTTCTCGCAGCTCGTCCGAATAAAAGCAACCGTTACTGATGGCACTTCGAGCGAAACCGTACCGGTATTTACCGGAACAATAGAGAAATTTGATTTACAAGACGACGGAACTACCTCGACAGTCACGATCGACTGTCTCGATTTTATGGCGATATCTGGACGTTCACCGGCAGCCGATCTTGGCGCCTACATTCCGAGCAATCCGTCAGCATCCGGAGCGTTCCGAATAATGTATCAGGGATCCGGCAGTTTAATCCCCGGAGTCGACCTAGCATTATTTGGAGGAACCGAGGCGAGAGTATTAACTCCGGCACTTAACACTCCGACTCTCCAGCAGTATTACATACCGTTAGGTAATGTCACGGTTGGCGAGGTTGTAAATAACTCCATTCTTCCGGTCGGAATCTGTCACGTTTGGCCAACCGATTTACGGTTCTCTGGCGAACCGGACGCGATCTACGATCCTGACTATCTGGTGTACTTCAGCGATAGCGACATGAACCGTACTTCGAGCTCGACGAGCGATAAGCGAGCACCGATCACGTTCGAGTTTGTTGAAAACCCGACCGGAACCGAACTACCAAGAAACACAATCCGAACCGGTTACAACTTTAAGGAAATGCGGAACTACGCAACGTTCGAGGGAACGTTTAGCGGAGCAACTAAACAAGAGGTTTCGTCGAGCTCGTCAGTTGAAAAATACGGACAAAGCGCAGTCGGGTTCCGTGCAGCAGCAACATACACGGACGCTCAATCGTTGCAAGCTGCGACCCGTTGGGCGAACCGGTTTAACGACGTAACCTATTCCGCCGACCGGATCACTCTTCAAGCCTCTACGGTAACCGGTCAATGTGACGACGCAGCCTACGAAAGTTTTGCCGATCTCCTCGACATCCGTTCCGGTCTATGGAATGTGGCGACGGTCGAATACACTCCGACCGGTTCCGCTACCGCTCTCACGGATGCAACCGTTATTTATGGGCGGACGATTAACGCAACTCCGCTCGATACGACAATTAGTTGCGAGCTTGTACCGGCTGCTAATTATCAAACGTTCCAGCTCAATTCGGACATTCTTGGCGTGTTGAACACGAATAGATTAGGATAAATAACTATGGGTTTCCCTTATTCGTCAGGCGATGTATTGACCGCAGCAGACATGAATGCAATTGGTTCGTGGGTTTCGTTTGTACCGTCTTGGGTTAATTTAACGATAGGTAACGGAACAGATAATTGGTATTACGCTGTTGTCAACGAAACTTTGTTTATTACTGGCAGAACTACGTTCGGGAGCACTACGTCGATTACTGGTGCGGTGCAAATGGAAATACCGTATGGCATCACAATCTTTAACGCAGCGCAGCCAGTTGGGAGCGCAGAATATTCGGAAAACGGCGGTGATATTTACATCGGCGAAGTATCGCCAGAAAGTACGACAGCCGTAAGATTTCGAGAGTTTAACGTTTCCGGGTCTTTAATTATTCGCGCAAACGTGTTTGCAACTAGCCCGTTCACTTGGGGAACTGACGATCAAATCCGTGCCACAATGATTTTGAGGTTGACATGATCACAGCAACATGCAAAAACACAGATTGCAAATGGAATGAAACGCCACGCAACGTTGAAGGCGAACCGGCGGAAGTCTTGTGCGGTCATTGTCGCACAAACTGTCAATTGACCGATTTACGCCCTGACCCGCCAGAACCGATCGAAGAATGATACGCGCAACCGTTCTCGTACTCGTCGGGCTCGCCATTACCGCTATCGGTATTTGGGGACTCCAAGAATAGAAAGCAAACAACAATGAACCTCGAAAATCCCTCTAAAGCTCTGATTGCTCTCGTCGGTCTCGTTTGCATAACCGTTCTCCTAGCGATCGGTCAGATCCCAAGCGAAGCCGGAACCGGCATGATGGGAACGATCCTCGGCTACGCAGTCGGAAACGGAATCGCAGCTAAACAAGGAAAACCGGTCTCGCCGATCATCGGAGCGAAAAAATGAGTTACACGAATTGGCACGACGGACGCAAACCGGGCTCACCATACAACAAGCCGAGCCCAAACCTACGAGCGATCCTCGCCTACTGTCATGCTCGATGGGGACTAACCGACCTCGGCTGCTATGGAGTGCGTCCGATCCGTGGCGGTACCCGGTGGAGTGCTCACGCTTTCGGCGCAGCTCAAGATATGTCATATCGAGGTTCACCGAGCCGAGAAGTAATCGAAACCGAAGTAATCCCGTTCCTCGTCGAAAATGCCGAAGCGCTCTCAATCCAGCGTGTTCACGATTACTGGTCTCAACGTTACTGGCAGGTCGGTAGAGGCTGGATCAACCGTCCTCCGGGCGGTAAAAACGACCATCTCCATATCGAAACGAACTCCGACGGATGGAACGACGGACGACCCGTCGAGGAACGCATCTCCGGAGCTCCAAAACCGGCACCGAAACCAGCACTCCAGGAACGTCCTACTTTGCGGATCGGCGACAATGGCGCAGCAGTCCAAGAAATGCAAACCATCCTCCGCAAATTGAAATACAAGAATTCGACCGGGAAACGTCTGATCGTCGTCGATGGCTCGTTCGGCGCAGCTACCGACAAGGCGTTACGGAAATTCCAACAAAACCGACGACTAGAAATAGACGGAATCTGCGGACGTAAAACGTGGGGAGCGCTCCTCGAGGCTTGACATAAAGCGGAAAATCCGCTTAACTATGCGAACACGAAAAACAGGAGGGGACATTATGCGTCTCGTTATCACGTTCGCTATTTGCGCTGGATCATTTTTTGGGCTCTCGAAGCTTCCCTCGGAAGCCGAACTCGAGCAACAGATGAGCGACATCACAGACGGCTTCCAAGCCGAAATAGTCGACTACTGGAATTCGACAACGACCACCACAACCGACTACACTTCCACAACGTCGGCAACGGCACCAACAAAGAATGTTTCATCGGGCTCGATCCCGACCACTACTGCGTCTCCTCGAGATTTCGTGTGCGGTAGCTGGTCGGGATCGGCTCGTTCTATGGGCTGGTCAGAAGAGCACCTCGAAACACTCGGACAGATAGCGCAAGCCGAATCCGGCTGCAATCCGCTCGCCCACCGAACCGATACGGACGGTTCGACGTGCTCCGGCGACTACGGACTTCTACAAATCAACTGGACAGCTCACGGAGAGCGCATTACCGCTCTCGGTTACAGCTGCGAAGATCTCTACACACCAGCGGTCAACCTTTTAGTAGCACGCTGGATCGTGTACGAGCAAGCAATACAAGCCGGTTACCGGTGCGGATTCCAACCGTGGTATTCGTCCGGTGACTACTGCAAATAAAGGAAAAAATTATGAGCTCCCACATTTACTACAGGAACACCGACCCGGAAACCTCGAGGCTCGCTGCGGAAGCGTTAAACCTTACGCTTCGCAATAAGCACATAGAAATCCTCCGGGTGATCCTCGACCTCGACGAAGCAACCGACGACGACATAGCGAACGAAGCAGTCATCCGAGGGATCGCAAAACGACACGAAGAGGCACGACGAGCAATCCGAACCGTTCGAGATAAAACCGAATTCATCATCCCGGCGATCGGCGACAACGGACAAAAAATCCGAGAGAACTCTTCCGGGCGTTGCGCTCGAGTCTGGACACTTTCGGCAACCGGTATCCGCTACACGCTTGAAACGAAACTCTCATGAGCTACCTCGAGAACTACACACCGGTAAACGAACGGCTCCTAATGGCGCTCGAACGCTACCCCGATCTACGAGTCCAAGAACACGGTTACGAGGTTCGACAATTCGGAAACCAAGCCTATCTCGAGTGCATTGTTTGGGTATTTACAACACCGGACGACGAGCGACCGGTTAGAGGCTCGGTGCTCGAACCATATCCCGGTAAAACACCTTTCACGAAAGATTCAGAGCTAGCGGTAGGGATGACCTCGGCACTCGGTAGGGCGCTCGGCTACCTCGGTTTCGGTATCGAAAAAGGCATAGCCTCTGAGAACGAAGTTAAAGCTCGTCGAGAACCGGTGCTCGACCCCAACCACTTACCCGATGTCGAGATTAAGCGAACCGGGAAACCGACCGAAAAAATGATCGGCTTCCTCCACACGCTAGAGAACCGAACCGGACAAAAAGCCAACCCCAACGCTTTCGAAGATTTCGATTTATGTCGAGCCGAAATAGACCGCTTACAAGGCAACTAACGTTTGGAAGCCTGTTTAGTGGGATAGGCGGACTCGATCTCGGTTTAGAACGAGCCGGGATGAAATGCTTATGGCAGTCGGAGATCGACTCTTACGCTTCACGCGTACTCGCTAAACATTGGCCGAACATACCGAATTTAGGGGACATAAATGAAATCGAATGGCAACAAGTGGCACCAGTTGACGTTATTTGCGGAGGCTACCCCTGCCAGCCCTTCAGCGTTGCCGGAGCGCGGAAAGGAACGAACGACCCCCGACACCTCTGGCCGCGTTTCGCCGATGCCATTCGCATACTTCGACCAAGATTTGCTTTGCTGGAAAACGTTACAGGGCACCTTTCTCTCGGATTTGGAGATGTCCAAGCCGATCTGGCCTCGATCGGGTACGACACACAATGGGATTGCATACCAGCGGCAGCCGTCGGCGCTCCGCACCTTCGCGATCGCGTATTCATTGTCGCTAGGGACACACGGGCCAAACAGCGACGGACTATGGCCGACAGCGACCACAGGGGATCACACGACCCGCTACGCGCAAGGTGGAATGCCCCTTGGGATGGCTACCAGGATGTGGCCTACACCAGTAGCCAGAGATCACAAAGGTGTTGGGATGAAAGGCCAACTACCAACAACAGTTGCACAGGTAGAAGGCTCTGGGAGCCTGAACCCGGAGTGGGTCGAGTGGCTGATGGGATTCCCAATCGGATGGACAGACTTAGAGGACTAGGCAACGCAGTAGTCCCGCAAGTCGCCGAACACGTTGGACGAATCATTCTGGAGCTCGCCAATGCATAACCAAGGATTAACCGAGAAAGAATTCCAACAGGCACTATGTCAGCTTGCAACGATGACCGGGTGGCGCTGGATTCACTTTCGCACGGTTAAAGATCACCGAAACAACTACTCGACACCACTACAAGGCTCTGCAGGCTTCCCCGACCTCGTTTTGGTACATCCGGAGCGAGGACTACTGTTCGTCGAACTCAAGACCACTCACGGCCGTTTAAGCGAACATCAGAAGCATTGGGGAACCGATCTACTCGCAGCTGGAGCGGAATACTACTGCTGGAGACCAGAGGACTGGACACAAATCAAAACACGATTAGGAGCAAAATAATGAACGAACAAGAATTTACGAAATACCTAGAAGCAGCTACCGCAGCGCTTGAAACGGCAACCGAAACGATCCGAAAGCAACAAAAACTGATCGAAGATCAAGCAGCAACGATTGAGCGACAAAAAAAGGAACTCGAAAACGAATACATCTCACGCAAACAATCAGCCGAAATTATTAAAGAGCTACGAAACAAACTCCAAACCGGGCTCGGTGGACGCTACTCGAGGTCAACATGATCGTTAGAAGCAAACGACGAGACCGGTTCGTAGTGATCGGAAACGAAACGATCCGAGATCGCAGGCTCTCATACAAGGCTCGAGGAATCCTCGCCTATCTGCTATCGCTTCCAGATAACTGGAGCATCTCATCCCAATATCTAGCGACTGTCGCTCCAGACGGTCGAGACGGCGTTAGAACCGGATTACAAGAGCTCGAACGCTACGGATATCTAGTGCGTGAACGCATACAAAACCAAGAGACCGGGCGTTGGGGCTGGTATCAAGTGGTGTACGACCGACCTCACGGAAATGATGGGGATATCCCCTCTAATTCTTCTTGTGGAAATGATGGGGACGACCCCCTTAATTTATCCACTACCGAGGACGGATTATCCGACGTCGGTAAATCCGGCTTCTTAAGAAAGACTGATAAAGAAGAAACTAAAGAAAGAATCTCTACTGTTAGTCACTACCTTGAGCACTTATGCACAGCGTGCAGCGGTAATGGCTACAGCTTGGTCGGTGTTGACGAGGTAGAACGTTGTCCGTTCTGCGATGGAGACGGAACACGATGAGCAGCTCGATTTACGGAACCTCAAGATGGAAGAAGCTCAGACTCCAAGTTCTACAAGAGGAACCCGTATGCCATTGGTGCCAACAAAGAGAATCAAAACACGCAGATCACCTCATCCCCCTAGTAGTCATCCAAGAGCAAGGAGGAGATCCGTACGACAGACAGAACCTTGTCGGAAGCTGCCCACAATGCAACGTCCACCGAGGATCTGAGCTCGGCAACCAACGCAAAAAAAATAAGAAAGAGTTTTTTAAGGAGCCCACCCCCCTACA